CTGCATGAAATATATAAAATCCTGCTCCTGCCCTCATCACTTCATAAGCATTTTTATAAAAAGCTAGTAAAAATCTATAAAAATTCTCACTATTCATATTGTCATTTTTTATTTTTTGTCCATTTGCTGCTTGATAATCAACATTATATGGTGGGTCTGTTACTAATAAATCAATAACTTCATTGTTTACTAATTTTTTAACATCTTCTAATTTGGTAGAATCTCCACACATTAAACGATGATTTCCAAGTAGCCAAATATCTTGTTGTTTTGTAAAAGCTTCATCTTGAAGTTCAGGAACATCTATTTCATCAATTCCATTAATATCAAGTGCTTCTGCTGGTAATTGCTCCAATATTTCATCTAAATCAAAACCTGTTAATTTAAAATCTTCTCCTATTTTTGAAAGTTCATCAAATAGTTTTTGATAATCCCATTTACCAAGTTCTACTGCTCTTATTTCAGCTATTCTTATTGTTTGAACTTCATCTTCTGAAAGATTATTAATTCTAACACAGTTAATTTCTTTCATTCCTAGTTCTATTGCAGCTTTTACCTTTGCATAATCACTTATAACATAGTTATTTTCATCAATAATAACTGGAATAATGTTTCCAAATCTTTGAAGAATATTTTTATATATTTTTACTTGTTCAGTAGTTATAACCCTTGGGTTATTTGCTACTTCTTTAAGTAAATTTAATTCAATTATTTCATTCATAGCTCTCTCCTGGTTCTCTTTTGTTTTTTCTTATTGCATAAAAAAATATATAAATTTACTTTTCAGTTTCAGGATTGCGATGCTATCTATTGTTATAGAGTAAATACACCTCTTTAAAAAATCATTGATTTTAAAAGGAAAATTATTTTTTGAGTGTTAAAAATGGCTTGTTTTTTCAGTCCATTTTTGACAAAGAAATGTTAAATGTTTTTTCGTGTTACATTTAACTTTGATATTTGCAAGAATTAGATTGTTGAAGAAGATCTCAAGTCTTTCAATGTTACCAAAAAAATCTCTCTTTGGAGAGGCTTGAGATTGTGAAGTGAGTAAGATTTCTCTTACTTTTTGTCTATAAACTTTGACCCGAGAATATGACCTCGTCGTCAAGTTGGTGATAATATCATCAATTATTTTTTCATCTAAAATCCATTCAAGATTATCCCTAACTAGTGAATTTAGTTCATTACATCTAAATCCTTTAAATTTTTTTTCAAGAATTTCTTTAGATAAATTTATTTCAGCTATTAAAATATCAGCTAAATTTTTTGAGATATTTTTATTAATACAGTTTGCAATAGACTGTATTGTAATATTTTTAATCTTATTCGTGTTGAAATTTTTTATAATAATTTTTTTAGTTAATCTATGCTCTAATCTTAAAATAGCACCTTTTACTTTTTGTAAATTATTTTTATTATTCTCATGCCCTTTACTATATAGGCGTATCTTCCAGCCTTGAAAAGGTTGAAAGATAAATCCAGTTGTATAAAACTGGTTATCAGATTTTGAAAAATTGTAATATTGGACTTTATCTAAATCTTTATATTTTCTAGTAAGTCCTTTATAAAACATTGCAATTATATTATGGTATTTATAAAAATTTTTTACATTTTCTTGAATAGTAAATTCCAAGAAATCATAGTATAAATCATCAGAACTTATTTTGTAATCAATTATTTGATTAATTAAATGTGTTAAATTTTCTTCTACTATTATTTTTTTTAATTCATCTGTTAGAGGTACAATATTATTCTCTTCAAAAAATCGTGGATATGAGAAGTCAATTCTAATAATTGTACTAAAATGTTTTTTCTCTAACTTAATCTTATTTATATTTTTCTTATTAATTTCATAATTAGTTGTTTCTTTTGAAAGGCTTTCTGAATATGAGTTTGGAAATAATTTTTCAAGTCTTTCTTTGACATATAGAATTTCTGTTTCTACTTCAGTATAAATGCCAGCTCTATCTAGTCCATACATTCTATAACTTCACTTTTGTAATTTTATTACAATGTGAACAATTTATTTCTAAACACTTTTCTTCAAAATAATAAGTAACTTGGTTTCTACTAGCAACTTTTATTCTTTTTTCAGTGTCTGAATATAAATAATTTCCACAGCTGCAAAAACTACGCCCAATTTCTTTATTATTTATACTTTTGGTTTTGGACATTCATACCACCTACCTCTGAGATTCTGGTATGTCGTTATTTGATTTTCTTTATATTTTTCAGAAAGTTCTTTGAAACTTTTTTTAAAAGTATTTTTATCATAAAAACAGTGTTTTTCAATGATATTAGGACATTCTTTTCCTTCTATAATTATAGTTCCATCTCTTATTTTTATGTAATATCTATATGGCTCATAAACATTCATAAAAAAACCCCTTTTCAAATTTAAACTTATAACTTAAATTCATTAAACTAATTTATTTATAATAATAACTCATTTTTTGTAAAAGTCAAGAAATTTTTTTTTAATAAAAAATAGGACTCTGTTAAAAGTCCTATTTTATGTAAGTATAGATATTTTAAAAATTAATTAGAATTATTTTCAGTTTCCTCATCTTTAAATAATTCATCTAATCCACCAAGAGCTGCTCCAATTACTTCTGAAAGATTTACTAATTTCCATTCTCCATCTTCTTTTTGCATTTTAACGATTAAATTTTTTTCAACATAAGATAAATCTGCTCTTTTAAATAAGTCATCAAAAAACTTAGTTGCTGCTGCATCTAGTGCAGATTCTGGAGCACCTGACATAGCTAAAGGCATAACTGAAGACATTAATTCTCCCATATATCCTGGAATATTAATACCTTTAATAGTTACATCAATGTCAGCGGTATCACCATTTTCAGTAACTTTATTAACTTTATATGTTGCTTTTTTTATTGCCTTTGCAAAAGACTTAGTTACTGGATCATCATTAGGGACTTGTTTCTCTAACTCTGATGCTAGCAGTTTAAAGCTACTTTCAAATGCTTTCTGTGAATCTGGTTTTCCACAACTAACTAAAAATAATACAGACATTCCAATTAAAACAAACTTTAAAAACTTTTTCATATAAAACACCCTCCTAAAAATTTATTTTTTTTCTTGTTTAATTTCTAACAATTCTATATACTCCCTTGCTTTTTCTTTATTTTCAGTAGATAGATTTGTAATATTAACAGTTTCTCTATTATTTCTTGCCCTTTCAGCAGTTTTTACCAGCTCTATAAAATCATAGATCTTTCTTTTCCCCTCTTCTGATACTTCTGATATGTTTGTAGTATCAGTTATTGATTCTGACTGAATATTATATTTTTCAAACTTTTTTTGTAAAAAAGAAGGTAGGTTCATTTCTCTTTCAGATTTCAATAAATCTATAAAGTCATCTTTAGGTAACATAGTTTCAAGTTTTTCAAGCATTTGTTCAGAGAGCTTTTTTCTACCAACATCTATAGCAGACATAGTTACAGCAGATATCCCTAATTTTTCAGCCATCATTGCAGCAGTCATTTCTCTGCTTTTTCTGAATTCTTTTAAAATTTCACTAGTTGTTCTCATCCTAACTCCTTTCTTTTTAGTTAGATAAAATAATTAACTAATAACTTAATTTTAATAACTTAGTATAGCACTAAAAAAAATACTTGACAACTTTTAATTTTGTATTATAGTATTAAGTAAATAGTTTATAAGTTTTAATATTTTAGTTTATTTATTTTAAAAAATTATCAAAAATTAATAAAATTAATTAAAATTACTAACTATATTTATTTTATTTAAAAGGGAGGAAACACTATGGATATTAATCTTATTAATTTTTTGGAAGAGCTGGAAACAAAAGGACTATTTAAATCAAAAGTAGGGGAAATTGATGAAAAATTTAAAAAATTTGTAGATAGTCTAAAAATTTCTATTGAAGAAAAACAGATATTGGAAACTCTTTTTAATGAGGCAGTTGAAAATTCAAAAAATGAATTTCTGGAAATTGGTTTTCTCTATGGTAAAGAAAAAAAATAAAAAAATATGGCTCGTATATTTTACGAGCCTTTGACATAAGGTTATCCTCCATAGGAATGTTTGCAAGGTTTATAACCTTTGGCTTCTGCTTCCTTTCTTTCAATTGGAATAATCTTCTTTGCTCTTACTAAACCTTTACAAGTTTTAGTAGCATGGTACTTCTTTCCAGTTGGTGTAATATACACGATTTCAGCGAAAGAAATTACAGTTAAAAGCAGAAAAAAAGTTAATATAAGTTTTTTCATAAAAATTCCCCCTTAAAAAATGAATAATTAATTTTTGAATTGTATAGTTCATAGATTTTTCTCTACTCCCCTCAATTTTTTTATATCTGTGGACTGTACTACTGAGAAATTAAAAATAAATGAGGTGAGAAAATGTTATTCAATAAACGTCAAAAAATTCTTATTCTAAATAAATATATTAGACATGAAACTTTACAATTAAAAAAATTTAAAAAGCTTGAATCTATTAATTCCTCTGAAATTAGTAGTGTTGTTATAAAATCTATATTTTATTATATCAAATGGTTAAAAGCAAAAAAGAAATATATTATAAATCAGACTAAAAAGAATTCTATAAATTTAAAGCTAAAAACTAAAAAGAAATTAGCAGCTAATAAAAATTATGATTTTCTTATGTCTAAAATATAATTTGCTTCCTGGATAGAATGATAAATATCACCTCTTCCAAGAATTATTCCTAAAACTTTTTTCTCTGTTGAAAGTGAAAGTACTCCAAGGTATGCTTCATCATTGATATAAAGTGTTCCTGAAGAAAAGAAACTGTTTTTAACATAATAATCAATCTTTTTCAGATTTTCTTCACTTAAATTATTATAGTCATCTAGTATTTTAAATCTATGTGAATTAGGTATGGAACCACTTTCAATTTTTTCAACATTAGCTATTATTGCCATTGGTTTTACATCATCTGTAAGAAATACAATTGTAGCTGTTAACATAATAAACCCCCTCAAATTTAAGAATTAAAGTTCTAGAATAATTCTTCCAGGTGCTAATTTTACTATATCAAGTAAATAATTCCCATCAACCATTGTTTCTTTTGAAAATATAATTGTTAATGTTGATTTATCAGATAAAGATTCTGCAACTTTTCTAATATATTCAAAATTATATGTAGCTATATCTAGTTTTACACTTGCACCTGATTTTACTAATTGGCATACATAATCTAAAGTTCTAAATTGTTTATTCATTGGTATCATCTCCTTTCAAATAAAAAATAATTAATCTTTAAGTAGTATGGTTCATAAGCAACTTTCCCCAAAGTTCACAAAAACTTATGGACTGTACTACTGAAAGATTAAACTATTCTTGGGTTTCATCTGGAATATACTCAAATAAATCATTTGGTTGACAGTTAAATAATTTACATAATTTTTCAAGGGTATCAAAATCTAATCTTTTTACTTTATCATTATAAAGATTAGAAATTGTTGAAGTTGTTAAACCTGTTTTTCTTGAAACTTCAATAATTGTGTATCTTTTTTCTCCCATTAATTTTGATAAATGATTTTTTAACATTACATCACCACCTTTAATATTTTAACTTTTGTATAATTATACCATTGTAAAAGCTATATAACAAGTTAAAACATATAACTAATTAAAAAAATCATTTGACATCTTATATGATTAGTGTTATTATTTAGCCAACTAGTAATATAAAAAAATATATAAGTTATATAAAACAACTAACTTAAATATTTTAAAAATTTTTAAAAATTATTTTAGGAGGAGAAAAAATACGGAGAATAAGAAAATAGTTAAATTTATTGAAGCATTAAAGGAAAAAGGCTATATAAATACAAATTCTAACACTAATATTGAAAATACTATAAAAAAAATCAGCTACTTGGAAGATAAATTAACTGATGATGAATTTGAAGAACTTCAAAAATTATTTTTTATAGTAATTGAAAATATAAAAGATGAATACTTTGAATTGGGAATGATAGCTGGAAAAGTAATGCAAGATGAATAAGAGCAAAAGAAAAAAGGGCACCCGCCAAGAAACCCTTTTAATTGAATAGTGAATGGAAAAGTAAATAACTTCTACAAACACCTATTTAACTTATGCCTAATTATAACATATTTTCTTATATTTTACAAGTTTTTTTCTCTCAAAGAGGAGGAAAAATTTATGAATTTAAAAGAATTGAATGATTTAATTGAAAGATTTGGAGATGTGAAACTTTTAGAAATCAAAGAAGAACTACAAAAAATGGGATATACTTGTAAGATTGCTGGTGATAAAAATGATTAGAACAATCTATATTATCACAAATGAAGATAAAATAATTCTTTCAGCTTTCACTACTTTGGAAGCTGCAAAAAATGAAATTGAAGTGAATTATTCAGAGTTCCCAGAAAATTTCAATATTGAACCTTGTGCATTAAATATTGATGCTAGATTTATTAATGAAATTAAGAAAGAAATGGAGGTTGAAAATGGAAAATAATTTATATTTCAAAGATGAAACTTCTAAATATATATTTTTCTTAGTTGAACTTGAAGGAAAAGTACAACTTGATTTTCTAGGTGTTAATTACAGCCATTATGCTAATAAGGAAAAAGCTAAGGATTGGTATAACAAAATAAAAAATATTATTGAAAAATCTGAACATTCAAAATTTAATGAGGCAATGGCTTCATTGGAAAAACTGTACAAAGGAATGGCAAAATAAGGAGTAATAATGAAAACTAAACAATATATAGAATCTAGAATAGCAGCATTAGATAAATTAAGAAAAGAAGCACTGAAAGAATATCAGGAAAAACTTAATAATGGTATTGATGATGAAGAATTATGGAAATATATAGGTACTAAAAGAGTTGAAATTTACACTTTAAAAGATATTTTAAAAGACTAGGGGGGTTCAAAATGTTAAATAGAACAGTTAAAGAAAAAATATTAAAAATAATGGAACTAGGGCTTGAAGTTAACAGTAGAGAAAAAAATACAGTATTTATTCGTTTTTCAGGACATTGTGAAATTTTTGAAGTGAGTATACATAGCAAAGGTTGGAAAGATGGACTAGGAGCAGATTTTTTTAAAGATATTTATTTTGGTAGTTCATCAGAAAATGAAGCTAGAAAAAAATTAGATGAAATTATTGAAAAACTTGAAAAATTAAAAGTAAATTAAGGAGCTTTCTATGGCAAAAAGATATTACTGGCTTAAATTACAAGAAGATTTCTTTGAGTCAGATGAAATAAAAATAATTGAATCAATGCCTAATGGTGTTGTCTATTCAAACTTTTATCTAAAATTACTTTGTAAATCATTAAAAACTGATGGAAGACTAATCTTTAAAGATATTATTCCATATACTCCTGATATGTTAGCAAACATTACTGGGGTTGCAGTTGATACTGTAAGAGTTGCCATTGATATTTTTATAAAATTAGGATTAATGGAAAAACTTGATGATGGTGCATTGTATATGATTGCTGTTGAAAATATGACTGGATCTGAAAGTGAATGGGCAACTAAAAAAAGAAATTATAGAAAATCATTAGAAGTAAAAGAAAAAAATCTATTATTAGAAACTTCTAAGACAAATAAAGGACATAATGAGGACAATGTCCAAAATGAAAAGGACATTGTCTTAAACAAAGAGGACATTGTCCGACAAGAGATAGAGAAAGACATAGAGATAGAATCATATAATCATGATCATAATATTTTAAATAATATAAAAAATATAAAGAGAGATGAGAAGAATGATGATTTAAAAAAAATAAAACAATGGTTTAAAGAAAATGGAATTGATTTTTCTAAGAAACATGAAGTTAAAGTTTTAGAGCTATTAAAAAATAACTCACTAGATTTTGTTTTAAATACATTTCAGAAGCAACTGGATATTTTAAAAAATAAATCTGATGTTAAAAGTGTAGCAGCTGTTTTCTCCACTCATCTTTTCAAAGGAACTTGTGAAGTAAATACCCAAGAAATTGAAAAGAAAGAGGTTGAACATCAAAAAGTTAAAGAAGAAGAGCGAAAGGAGAGTGAGAAAAATGATAATATTCTTAGTATTTTCTTTAAAATTCCCTTAGAGAAACAAGAAGAAATTGAAATGGAAATTCTTAAAAAACATAATATTAAACATTTTTCTGAATTAAAAACGAAAAGTGAAACTATGTATTATAGACTAATTAGTTCATTTATCTATGAAGAACTTAAAGAAAAAAACTTAATTTAGAGAGGTGCTTTATGTCAATAACCAAAATAAATATGCCATTTGCAAAGTGGTGTGAAGTTCAAAAAAAATTTGAAGAAGTCAATGAAATACTTCCTGATGAAGAAAAACTTGACTTTGAAAAATATAAATATTGTTCCAAGTATGGCAGATTGTTATGTCATCTCTATTTAATAAAAGCTGGAACAAATAAAACTCTGAAAGAACCTGAATTTTATAACTGAAAGGAGCAATAATGCTAAGAGGGAAAATTTATAGCTACACAGACAAAAAAACATATAGTGTTGGCTTCATTGATTACAGAAATAAAAAAATAACAGCTATTTCAAATCAGCAAAAAAAGGAATTTAGTTTTAAAGAAGTTGAATGGCTTGAAGCTACTGGATACACTGCTGGAACTTCAATGATTTACAGACAAGACTTTATTCTTGCTGTACAAAATGATGAAGTTTTATCAGGAATTGTTATTAAAAAATTTGGTGCATGGCACTTATACAACAAAAAAAGAGAATTTAGTAAATCTCTAAAAACTCTAAAAGAATCTGGATACACATTTGTGAATTTAAAAAATTATAAAACTTATTTTAAAAATAAGCTAGAAAAAAATAAAAAATAGGAGGATTTTATGGGAATTATTTTAGTTAAAAATAATAAAGGTGGAGTTGGAAAAACTTATATAACTCTACAATTAGCAGCACACAAGGCATTAATAAAAAATAAAAAGACATTGATTCTTACCAGCGATTCCCAAAATGATATTTTAAAATTTGCAGGTATAAAAATTGAAGATACAAGCAAAGCTGGACTTGAAGATTTCATTGAAGGTAAAAGCTATAAAATTAAAAAATTGAGAGAAAATCTTTTCTTCTTACATTTACAAGGATATAAGATAAAAAATTCTTTTGATGAGGCTTTTAAGAGAGCTATAAAACTTTTAAAAGATGAGTATGATTATATTGTTATTGATGGTTCACCAGTAATGGGGTTAGATAATTTATTTATTGAAATATCTGACCATATAGTTATTCCAACTTTTCTTGATAGCATTACAACACATTCAGTGTTGAGTATGTTAAAAAAAGTTGATTTAAACAAGGTTAAGGCTGTTGTTCCAAATAGAACTGGAAGGACAAAACTTGAAAAAGAATATTATGATTTTTTGAATAAAAAATTAGGAGTACAAGGAATCCATTTAAGTTTTCCTATCCCACAAATTAGTCTTATTTCTAAATTAATTGATAAAGAAACATTGCTATGGGAAAGCAAAGCTAAAAAATTAGATTATATCAAAGGTATCTTTATAAATATCTGGAAGGAGATAGACAATGAATAAAAATTTAGATAATGATTTTAATATAGTTATATCTTCTAAATCAGAAATAAAAGAATTTGATTTCGCTAGTTACGAATTAAACGATGTTGAAATTGCTACTGTATCTGAACAAGAAAAAATATTTATGAATACATACAAAAAAATGAAAAATAATTTATTTGAAATGTGTTCGTCATTAGCATTAATTGAAAAAACTTTAAAACCTACCAATTCATTTATGGCTTGGTATGAGTCTAAGGGACTTACAAAAGACTCTGTTTCAGTTTACTTAAAAAGATGGAATTTATATTTAGAGTTTCAAGATTACAAAGATAAAATATTTTCTTATTCAGATCAAGCAATAAAAATTCTAACAAATAAGGATCTTCAATATGAGGAAGTGTTAGGAATTTTAGAAAATGACATCTATAAAGTTAAAGAAATTAAAAAACTATTACTTCCTGCTATTGAAAAAAATAAAATGGAATTTCTTCCAGATGGTCAAAAGTTTTTTAACTTTAATAAAATTGAAAAAATGAAAAAAAGATCATTGAAGTTAAAAGATGAAGATAAGCAGGAATATAAAAAAGAACTTACAGAGTATATAAAAAAATTACAACAACTAGTGGAGGAAATATGATTTATAAAGATGATTTAATTGAAAAGGCAGAAACTACTATAAGAAATAATAAATCTTTAATAGAAGATGATGTTGCTGTTGCTATGTTAGGAATTGAAAGAATTACTGCAATAAAAAAAGAAGTGTTAGAACTTGAAATTTTTATCGAAGTTTTAAAAAAATTTACAGAATAAAAAGAACTTTATCAATTTTGCACTGCAAGTCACTTGCTCGTGTTGATAAAGCCCTCAGACAGTTTTATTTTACAGTAAGTTATTTGTGGTGTCAAGAATGACAGGCAAATGGTTTTGATTTTATAGGAGTGGAAGTTTTAAAAGGCTTCCAAGGATAAACTAACCATTATGGTTGATTATAAGGAGAGAAAATGCACTGTAAAATATTAAAAAAATATTGGTATAAAATACCATTTCCAGATAATATTACATTGATAGATGCTGTTAAAGTTATTCAAAAATACATAAAGATGGAGGCTAAGGATGAAAAAGAAATTAAGAGAGCTTAGAAGAAAAAAAGAGTTTGTAAAGCTATGTAAAGGAGCTTTACAAAGAAATTATGTATATGGTGTATTTAACAGAAATTGCGTATTCAAAAGAAAAGGAGATAAAACAAGATTTAAAAAAGGGGTGAAGTTTATGGTATTAATAACTTTACCTAAAATAATTAATTCTTGTTTAAATACAAAAGTAAAAGCTAAAGCTAAAAAAAGAGGTGGAAAAAATGACAAATAAAGAAATATTTATAGCAAATTCAATAGTAGGATTTGAAAAAGTTACATTCTTTAAATATATAAAAATAAGAGGTAGAAATATTTTTAGATTTCTAAAAAGAAATTTTAATAA